TGAAACTTTATAGCGGTGTAGAGGAGGAATAAAGATTATGGGCAAAGGTTTCAGTACAATTCACCAAAACTACAACATTGATATGGACATTATTTTCGACCAGATAGACAAAGGTAGACTTCAAGCAGAAGGGTTAAGTCCTTTCTTCACAAGACCAGTCTACCAATACACCAAAGCAGAGTGTGGAGGTAGAGATCATGAGTTACTTAACGTACGATGAGCTCATCACGCTTCCGACATTTGAAGAACGATTTAAATATTTACAACTTAAGGGTCAGTGCTCTATCGAAACCTTCGGTGGTCACCGACTACTCAACCAAATGTTATACCGATCCCCACAATGGGAAGAAGTTAGAAGGAAAGTTATCATAAGAGATAATGGTTGTGACTTAGGGATAGAAGATAGACCAATACATACGAAGATCTTGATTCATCACATCAATCCAATCACTATCGATCAGGTAACTCACTTCGATCCGTGTGTCTTTGACATGAACAATCTTATTTGTTGCACTCACAGAACACACAACGCTATCCATTATGGAGACGTGGAAGGACTTACACCAACAGAACCAATAGAAAGGAAGCCTGGGGACACTAGGCTATGGTGACCGATATGAAAGATGACTATATGACACTCCCCAGATCTAGAGGAGGAATAACCATGGGATATTTCGATGAAGCAAAAGCAGCCAGGGAAGAAGAGAACTCCCTCGAGCATTCCTCTGGTGCTTGGAAGAAACATAAATACATACAGAAGATAGGTGAGGGTGCCAATGCTGTATATAGATATGCGAAGAAGAAAGTCGATACTGATATAACCGGTAATGCTTATAAAAAAGAAGCCGGTATTCAGAAGTTTAAATCTGAGGATGCATCAGATTTTGCAAAAAATGTTAAGAAAGAAGCAGAGAGTATTGGAACGCTTGATACAGTAACAAGAGGAGGTACTCTTACGAGAGATATTTACAACAGAAATGCTAATGAAGCAGCATATCATGGCCGTAAAGCAGCCGAAGCCGAATCAGCATATTACACTAAGTCACTTGCCGGTAAGTCAGCTAAAACTGTTGCTAAGGGTAAAGCTCTCATAAAAGACTTCTTTACGCCTAAGACAACGGTTAAGACTTCTTCGAATCTTAGAGACGAAGGAACAACAAATGTTAAGAACGCAGAAAGAGTTACACTTAAGAAGAACAAGTTAAGTATTAAGAAAAACTAACCTCACCGGAGAAAGGAGGGTAATATGGCTAAACTTAAACAATCGATCCTAAACGATGTTAAAGAAGCGTGTGGGATTATTCAGGAGTATGATGTGTTCGACAGTCAGCTTATAGTTGACATCAATGCAGCTTTCTCAACCCTCCATCAACTTGGTTACGGGCCGGAAGAGGGTTACTCAATAGAAGGTGTAAACGAGGAATGGGATGAGATCATCACCAGCGATCGTTTCAACTTCGTAAAAAGTTACATAATCATGAAAGTGCACTTGATGTTCGATCCACCTACAAGCTCTATTGCTGTTCAGCAGTTGAACAAACAGATAGACGAGTATGAGTGGAGAATAACATCAGAAGTAGCATGTTATGGAGAGGAGGATTGAGTATGAGTGATTTCGAAGCATTCGCTGACGATATCAACGTTGGTATGGAATACTTAGAGCATCATGGTATCCTCGGTCAGAAGTGGGGTAAGATGAGCGGTCCTCCATATCCATTAGGAAAAGGAGACCATTCGGCATCAGAAAAGAGTGCTGCTAAGGCCGCTGGAGTCTCTGTCGGTAAGAGTTCTGGAAAAGGTTCAATTGAGAACGTTAAAAAGAAACCTAAAAAGAAAGAACTTACTCCAGAAGAGAGACGAGAAGCCGCTTTAGACGCAGCTCGTGCTGGTGATAAGAAAAAGATCGCTAAGAATGTGTCCTATCTTACAACTGACGAGCTCAGAGAGTCTGCTGAGAGAGCTAGACTGAAAGATCAGCTTACTAGAGTTGAACCCGGTTCTCAAAAAGCGTCAAAAGCTGAGATGGAGAAGCAGGAAGCTATCAGATCTGGAGATAAGGCTAAAGTAAGAGAGTTTGCAGACAAGATGACTTATCAGGAACTCTCAGAAGCTATGAATAGGATCGATCTGAATGCTAAATTGTTCTATGAGAAGCCTGCCCCAACAGTTGCCGATAGAATCGACAAGGCTATGGAGAATGTCAATAGAGCTAGAAACTGGGCAGAGAAAGGAATTGCTGCCTATAATACAATAGCTAAGGTTTACAACTCCACTCATAAAGGTGAAGCTATGTGGCCAGAGATCCAGGCAGGACTTTCTCAGAAAGCCAAAGAGAATAAGAAAGAGGCAGACATTCTAGACAGAATAACTTCCAAAGCAACAAAAGATATTGCTAAGGGTGTTAAAGAAACAACAGAATCGAATGCTGAAAAGCAAGCTAAAGCTGATAAGAAAGCAGAAAAGCAAGCTGAAAAAGAAGCCAAAAAGCAGGCAAAAGAAGAAGCTAAGAAACAAGAGCCTACTGAGAAGCAGGAACAGCCGAAGACTACTCGTGATATCAACGAAGGTATGGTTAAACCTCTTAGAGAAGTTTCCAACCAGAAGATGAGTGATTACGACGACTTCGACTACAGTTCTATCTTCTCAGAGTCATACATGCAATCACAAAGAGACGTATCGATGCAGACGGCATTAGCCACATTTGACTATGACGACTGGAGAGATAGTGTTCGGTGGTCTGATTTCTAATGTTATCTAATACTGCGACGCCTAAGTATTATGGTAAGTTCCGCACAGATGTTCTATTAGGTTTGACCGTTGTAAACGAGTATGTTTCTTTGGAGATGAACCGAATAGATTACCTAATAGAAAATCCAGAATTTTACTATGACGACAAGGCTGTAGAAGGATGGATAGCATTTTGTGAAAAGGAGCTTACACTAACCGATGGTTCAGACTTCTTCATGACTGAGCCATTTAAAGTATGGGGTGAACAGATCTGGGGCTGGTACTATTTCGAAGTCCAAAGAGTCTGGGACCCTAATGCCAAGGGCGGCGGTAGAGGTGGTTACATCAAAAAGCGTTACAAGAAGAGGCTTACATCTAAGCAATACCTTATCGTAGGACGAGGCGCTGCTAAGACGTTGTACGACACATGTATACAAGCGTACTTCTTAAACGTAGATACCTCTACAACCAAACAATTGGCAACCGCACCGACAATTAGACAGGCTGAAGAAGTACTGTTCCCTTTTAAGACAGCTATTGCTAGAGCCAGAGGACCTCTATTTCAGTTCTTAACAGAAGGTTCACTACAGAATACTACTGGTAAGAATAAAGATAGAGTGAAGCTGGCATCAACCAAGAAGGGAATACAGAACTTTATCACAAACTCACTGCTCGAGACAGTTCCTATGTCGATAGATAAGCTACAGGGACGAAGAGATAAGGTGGCAACAGTGGATGAGTGGCTCTCTTGCGATATCAGAGAGGATCCTATTGGTGCTATCGAGCAGGGATCGTGTAAGGTACCTGGCTATCTGATAGTCGCGACCTCTTCGGAGGGTACAATCAGAAACGGTGTTGGAGATACAATTAAAATGGAGCTTATGAAAATCCTAAAAGGAGAATTCTATGCTCCGTACATTTCCATTTGGTGGTATTGCCTAGACGATGTGTCTGAAGTAGCAAACCCGAAGATGTGGCCTAAGGCTAATCCGAATCTCGGAATCACTGTAGACTATGAAGCCTATCAGAGAGATGTGGAGAGAGCCGAGCAAAGCCCTGACGCTAGGAACGATATTCTGGCTAAGAGGTTTGGTTTGCCACAAGAGGGTTATACATACTTCTTCACATACGAGGAAACCAAGTGCCACAACAAGCAGGACTTCTGGCAGATGCCGTGTTCGCTTGGAGCCGACCTTTCTCAGGGTGGTGACTTCTGTTCTTTCACATTCCTATTCCCGTTGCGGAATGGAAGCTTTGGTATAAAGACTCGAAACTACATAACCGACTTCACTTACCACAAGTTACCTGGTGCTATGAGGACGAAATACGACGAATTCATAAACGAGGGATCACTTGTAGTAATGGATGGCACAATTTTGGATGTTATGGAAGTATACGACGAGCTTGATAATTATATAACACAAACCGGATATGATGTCAGGTCCTTTGGATATGATCCATATAATGCCAAAGAGTTTGTCAACCGTTGGGTATTGGAGAACGGTGAGTTTGCGGTAGAGAAAGTTATACAGGGAGCTAGAACGGAATCTGTACCATTGACTGAGTTGAAGAAGTTGGCAGAAGAGAGAATGCTTATCTT